ATCTAAAACAGGTGAAATAGATCAAATAATTGAAATACAAAACCTTAAAATAGCTTTACCAAAACCTGTTGAAATTAAAAAATTTAATTCAAATACTTGGGAATATACAGAATACCCTAAAGTATTAAAAAGAATAAAATCAGTATTTGATTGGGAGCAATATCCTACAGAATTTAAAGAACAGTGGTATGATTACATCGATAATGAGTTTACCCGCAGGGAGGAAGGTTTTTGGTTTTATAACAAAGACGTTCCTACTTATGTTACTGGTACTCATTACATGTACTTGCAGTGGAGTAAAATCGACGTGGGAGCACCAGACTTTCGCGAGTCAAACAGATTATTCTATATATTTTGGGAGGCATGCAAGGCAGATTATAGATCCTACGGGATGTGTTATCTTAAGAACAGACGTTCTGGGTTTTCCTTTATGGCGTCAGGGGAGTGCGTTAATATGGCAACCATATCAAGTGATTCGAGGTTCGGAATATTATCAAAGTCCGGTCCAGATGCAAAGAAGATGTTTACGGATAAGGTTGTACCCATATCGGTTAACTACCCTTTCTTTTTCAAACCAATTCAGGACGGAATGGACCGTCCAAAGACAGAACTCGCGTATAGAGTACCAGCGAGTAAGTTCACCCGTAAGAAACTTGAGACAAACGAGAAGTTACAGGAACTCGACGGGCTTGACACAACGATCGATTGGAAAAACACAGGCGACAACTCGTACGACGGTGAGAAACTTAAACTCCTCGTCCACGATGAGAGCGGCAAGTGGGAAAAGCCGAACAACATCCTTAACAACTGGAGGGTTACGAAAACGACGTTAAGATTAGGTAGTAAGATTATAGGTAAATGTATGATGGGTTCAACAAGCAACTCATTAGAAAAAGGTGGTGATAACTTTAAAAAACTGTACTATGACTCAGACGTTACAAAAAGAAATCGCAATGGACAGACTGCTTCAGGATTATATTCTTTGTTCATACCTATGGAATGGAACTACGAGGGATATATTGATATGTATGGAGCACCTGTCTTCGAAACTCCAAACCAACCGGTACTCGATGCAGCTGGGGATAAAATAAGACAAGGTGTAATTGATTATTGGCAAAACGAAGTAGAAGGTTTAAAAGATGATCAAGACAGTTTAAATGAATTTTACAGACAGTTTCCAAGAACTGAAAGCCACGCTTTTAGAGACGAAGCTAAACAGTCTTTGTTTAATCTAACTAGAATATACGAACAGATAGATTATAACGACGATTTAATAAATTCAACATTAGTAACAACAGGTTCATTTCAATGGAAAAACGGTATTAAAGATACTTCTGTAGAATTTATGCCAAATAAAAATGGAAGATTTAAAATATCTTGGGTGCCAATAGTTGAAATGCAAAACCGTATGCGTTTAAAAAACGGTGTTAAATATCCTGCTAATGATCACATAGGAGCGTTTGGTTGTGATAGTTATGACATATCAGGTACTGTAGATGGTATAGGTTCAAATGGTGCATTACACGGGCTTACTAAGTTTTCAATGGAAGAAGCACCTTCTAATCAGTTTTTTTTAGAATATGTTGCTAGACCACAGACTGCTGAAATATTTTTTGAAGATGTACTTATGTCTTGTGTATTTTATGGCATGCCAATACTAGCAGAAAATAATAAACCTAGACTTTTATATCATTTTAAAAGAAGAGGTTATAGAGGTTACTCAATGAATAGACCAGATAAAATTTATAATAAATTATCTGTGACTGAAAAAGAAATAGGTGGTATACCTAACTCGTCTGTAGATATGAAACAGTCTCATGCTGCAGCTATAGAGTCTTATATAGAAAAGCATGTAGGACAAAACGAACAAGGCTATGGTAATATGTATTTTAATAGAACGTTAGAAGACTGGGCTAAGTTTGATATAAATAATAGAACAAAATTTGATGCTTCAATAAGTTCTGGACTTGCTATAATGGCTTGTAATAAAAATCTTTACGCGCCAACGCAACAGAGACAAGTTGTAAACATAAACCTTGGTATAAAAAGGTACGACAATAAAGGATCAAGATCAAAAATAATTTAAATAAATGGTTAACAAAGCTATAAAAAGTTCTTTTCCCAGCCAAGCGGTTAGTGATTTAGAAAAAATGACATCTGAGTATGGCGCTAAAGTTGGTAGAGCTATTGAGCATGAGTGGTTTAACAATAAAAACGACTATAATGACAAAAACGGATCTGGTAGATACGGTTCGTCTAGAGGAGCTTTTAATTCTTTAAGGCTATATGCTAGAGGTGAGCAGTCAGTTAGAAAGTATAAAGATGAGTTATCTATTAATGGTGATTTGTCTTATTTAAATTTAGACTGGAAGCCTGTGCCTATCATACCTAAGTTTGTAGATATAGTTGTTAATGGCATGGCAGATAGATCTTACGATGTAAAAGCATATTCACAAGATCCAGCTTCTATACAAGAGCGCACTGATTATGTTACTAAAATAGCAGAAGATATGCAAGCTAAGACCTTTAATGATGCTGTTGCTGCTCAACTTGGTATGGACATATATCAAACAGATCAGTCTAAATTACCAGAATCAAGTCAAGAGCTTGAGCTTCATATGCAGTTAGATTATAAGCAAGCTGTTGAAATAGCAGAAGAAGAAGCTATTAATAGTATTTTTGATAAAAATAAATATGAGTATATAGCCAAAAGAATAAATAATGATTTAGTTGTTTTAGGTATTGGTGCTGCTAAAAGTTCTTTCAATAAAGCAGAAGGTATTAAAGTAGAATATGTAGATCCTGCTGATTTAGTTTATTCTAACACTGATTCACCTTATTTTGATGATATTTATTACGTAGGTGAAGTAAAAGAAATATATTTAAACGAGCTCAAAAAAGAGTTTCCTGAGCTAACAGATGATCAGTTAAAAGAATATGGTGGTTATAAAGGTTATAATAATATAGCTTATAAACATAATTCAAAAGCTGAAGAAGAAAATAGTGTATCAGTATTATATTTTGAATATAAAACATATGCTAATCAGGTTCATAAAATAAAAAATACAGCTACTGGTGGTAAAAAAGCTATAGAAAAAGACGATACATTTAATCCACCTAAAGCAGAAGATTTTGAAAAAGTAGATAGAGCTATTGAAGTTATATATGAAGGTGTAAAAGTTATTGGTAGTAAAGATGTTTTAAAATGGGAGTTGAAGAAAAATATGATGCGACCAAAAGCAGATACTACAAAAGCTCAAATGAGTTACGCTATATGTGCACCACGTATGTATGAAGGTCGTATTGAAAGTTTAGTTAGTCGTATGACTAGCTTTGCTGATATGATACAAATAACTCATTTAAAGCTACAACAAGTATTATCACGCATGGTACCAGATGGTGTTTATTTAGACGCTGATGGTTTAGCTGAAGTTGATCTTGGTAATGGAACAAACTATAATCCACAAGAAGCTTTAAATATGTATTTCCAAACAGGTAGTGTTATTGGTAGATCAATGACACAAGATGGTGATATGAACAGAGGTTCACTTCCTATAAGAGAAATAAATACAAGTGGTGGTAATAATAAAATAGCGTCTTTAATAAATACATATAATTATTACTTACAAATGATGCGTGATGTTACTGGTTTAAATGAAGCTAGAGATGGTAGCATGCCAGATAAAGACGCATTAGTAGGTATACAAAAAATTGCTGCTGCTAATTCTAATACAGCAACAAGACACATATTGCAGTCAAGCTTGTATATAACCCTAACGATGGCAGAGTGTATTGCAATGCGTGTGTCTGATGTAATAGAATATTCACCAACTAAAGAGTCTTTTATAAAAACTTTAGGTAAGTTTAATGTTTCTACTTTAAAAGAAATGGCTGAACTACACCTTCACGACTTTGGTATATTTATAGAATTAGCTCCTGATGAAGAAGAAAAAGCAATGCTTGAAAACAATATACAAGTAGCTTTAAAATCTAATCAGATAAACCTTGAAGATGCTATTGATATCAGAGAAGTTAGAAATTTAAAACTAGCTAATCAATTACTTAAAATAAGACGTAAGAAAAAACAAGAGCTAGATCAACAGCAAGCACAGGCTAATATACAAATGCAAAGCCAAGCTAATGCACAAGCTGCTCAAGCTGCTGCTGCTGCTGATATGCAAAAGCAACAAGCACTTACTGAGTCAAAAGCTCAGCTAGAACAAATAAAATCTCAGCTTGAAATAGCTAAACTAGAAAGAGAAGCTGCAATTAAAAAAGAATTAATGCAATATGAGTTTGAAATAAATAAACAATTACAAGAAGCTCAACTAGCTGTTGTAAAAGAAAAAGATAAGTTCAAAGAAGATCGTAAAGACGAAAGAACTAAAATACAAGCTACACAGCAAAGTGAACTTATAGATCAAAGAAAAACAAACGCACCGCCTAAAAACTTTGAGTCCTCAGGTATGGACACATTAGGTGGATTTGGACTTGAACAGTTTGAGCCGCGTTGAAAATAAAAAAACAATTATATAATATTTTATCATGTCAGAACAAACACAACCGATCGAAGAGATCAAAGATGAAGTTGTAGATCAAGTTGAAACTACAACTGAAGAGCCTAAAAAAGAAGAAATTATTTATAAAGAAAAAACAGAAGACGGTAATTTTAAAGTTGATTTAGGTAAACTTAAAAAATTTCAAGAACAACAAAACACAGAAACAGATGCCGAAGAAGAGGTGCAAGTGCAAGCACAAGATGAAAAGCCGCAAGAGTCAGTCGTTGAAGAACAGACTGAAGAAGCGGTCATACAAGAAATAACAGAAGAAGAATCTGTTGTTAAGCAAGCTGCTGTAGAACAACCTGTTGTAGAAGAAAAACAACCAGTACAAGAACAAAGACAATTACCAGAAAACATTGAAAGTTTGGTAAAGTTTATGGAAGATACTGGCGGTAGTATAGAAGACTATGCAAGATTAAATGCAGACTATACAAACGTAGACAATAATACATTATTAAAAGAATATTACAAGTCAACTAAATCTCATCTTGATAATGAAGAGATTAACTTTTTAATTGAAGACAGTTTTTCATATGATGAAGAGCTAGATGAACAAAGAGATATTAGAAAGAAAAAGTTGGCATTGAAAGAAGAAGTTGCGAAAGCTAAGAAGTTTCTTACTGGAATGAAAGACGAATACTACAAAGAAGTCAAGTTGAGTTCTAAGTTGTCTAAAGACCAGCAAGATGCTATTAACTTTTATAACGAATACAACCAAAAACAAACCACTACCAATGAAATCCAAGAGAAGCAGTATAAGCAGTTTCAACAAAGTACCAATAATGTTTTTAACGAAAACTTCAAAGGTTTTGATTTTAGAGTTGGAGACAAAAAATATAGGTACAATGTAAAAGATGCAAATGCTGTTAAGGATTACCAGAGTGACATATCTAATTTCGTTAAGGAGTTCTTAGATGAAAATAATATGATGAAAGATGCTGCTGGTTATCATAAAGCTTTATATGCTGGTAAAAATATTGATAAAATAGTTCAACATTTTTATGAGCAAGGTAAGGCTGACGCTATAAAAAACACCGCTATAAAGTCAAAAAATATTGACATGGGTGCTAGAACTATTAAACCAGTTGTAGATACAGGCGGTATGAAAGTTAAAGTGTTAGGTGGTGAGAATAGTTCAAGGTTAAAATTTAAAATTAGAAAAAAATAAAAACTTAAAAAATTAAAAAAAATGGGATTTAACACATCTTTAGGATTAGGTGGAGGTTTTTCATTAACTCCTTCTCCAAGCCCAACTGTTAGCGATAACAACTACTTAGATCTAGCTAATACAGCTGGACAAGGATGGGCACAACAATATCTTCCAGAGTTATACGAACAAGAAGTAGAGCGCTACGGAAATCGTACAATCGGAGGATTTTTACAAATGGTAGGCGCTGAAATGCCTATGCAGTCTGATCAAGTAGTTTGGTCTGAGCAAAACCGTTTACACATTGCTTACAAGAGTACTGGTGCTGTAGACGGAACTGGAAGTATTCAATTAATTGGAACTTCTGGAACTTGCTCTATTGGTACAGCTTTAACTAACTCTTTAAGAGTAGGTAACACTGTTATCATTACTGATACTGCTACTGGACTTAAAACTCTTAAGTGCTACGTTGCAACAACAAGTGGAACTGCAACAGGTGGAAACAATGACAACTTTAAAGTTCTTCCTTACACTCAAACAGATTTATCAGGTGGTGATGGAACAGGTGTAGTATTTTCTGACAACGAGCAAATCAATGTATTTGTTTATGGTTCTGAATTTGCAAAAGGAACTGCTTCTATGGCAGGTGAGCTTAAACCACAGTTTACTAAATTTGACAACAGACCAATTATTATTAAAGATCACTTTAAAATTTCTGGTTCTGATACTGCTCAAATTGGCTGGGTTGAAACAACTGACGAAGCTGGACAAGTAGGATTTTCTTGGTATTTAAAATCAGCTGGCGAAACTCGTTTACGCTTTGAAGATTACTTAGAAACTTCTATGATTGAATCAGTAAAAGGTGTTCCTGGAGCATCTACTGTTGATGGTCAAATCGGAGATGCTACTGACAGTTTTGGTACTGAAGGTTTATTTGCTGCTGTTGAAAGTAGAGGTAATGTATTTGAAGATTTAGCTTCTCTTGGAGATTTTGACTTATTGTTAAAAAATCTTGACAAGCAAGGTGCTATTGAAGAAAATATGTTATATATCAATCGTTCATTAGCTCTTACTCTTGACGATATGGTAGCTGGATTAAATGCTAACTATCAAGGTGGTGCTTCTTTTGGAGTATTTAACAATGACGCTGACATGGCATTAAACTTAGGTTTTTCTGCTTTCAGAAGAGGATCTTATGATTTCTACAAGTCTGACTGGAAATACTTAAACGATGCTGCTGCTCGTGGTGGTTTTGGAGATGTATCTGGAATTTTAATTCCTGCTGGAACTTCAACTGTTTACGATCAGTCTTTAGGTAAAAACATGACTCGTCCTTTCTTACACGTACGATACAGAGCTTCAGAAACTGATGACAGAAGACTTAAGTCTTGGGTAACTGGTTCTGTAGGATCTGCTAGTTATATAGGAGATGACTTTATGGAAGTACACTATTTGTCTGAAAGATGTTTAGTAGTTCAAGGAGCTAATAACTTCGTGATGTTAAAAGAATCATAATATTAACCTTTAAAAACTAAACAAAATGGACAAATTTTTATATTTTACAGACGGAGATACTATTGATGCTGCTGCAGATATGGCTTGTTATCCTTTAAGTTCTTTCTTAGGATTTACTGTTGATGCAAGTGATGCTGTTTCAGTAGGTATGAAATTTGTATCTGCCGTTACAGGACCAGGTGCAACAACTGAAATTGACACAGTAAGCTTAGTAATAACTTCTGGTAAACACAAAAAAGTTGTTGAATCAATTTGTAAAGCTATTAACGCTGCAACATTTGATGACAACAGTGGATTTATAGTAGTTTGCGATGCTTTAGCTAGCGTATTTGCTGATGCAGATATTACTGGCTGTGCAATTACACACGACTCATAAGTCAATTAATTAATGAAAGCAAAGGGGCTTCGGCCCCTACGCTTTTATTTTTACAAACTATTTAATTATATTATATTATGGAAACAAAAACAAAAAAACAACCTAAACAGGTTGAAACAAAAAATACACCTGACTGGGAAATAAAAGATAGATTTTATTTTTTAAAAGGATTAAACGAACCTTTAAGCTACGTGTTAACTTCAAAGTCTACACCTAGAAAACCATTATTATGGTTTGATGAAGAAAAAGGTTACAATAGAGAAATAAGATATGCTAGTAATCAAAGATCTTGTTTTATAGATGAACAAGATGGTAATGTAATACTAGATCATATTATTTTTGAAGATGGAGTATTGCAAGTTCCAAAAACAAATCAAGCATTGCAAAAATTACTTTCATTATATCACCCTAAAAAAGGTTATGTATATGAAGAAAAAGACGAAGTAGCAGAAGCTAAAGATGATTTAGTA